CCTTGAAGAAAAGTTTTGGGACCAAAGCAGACTGGTCGAACGCGCACTCAGTAATCACCGATATAACCGGTGTGTCATGAGAACTTAGGTGTTGCGCGTACGCTTGCATCGGCATCTTGCCATCCCGCGCCTTACCGAACAACGATGTCGCAGGTAGTTGCAGTTGGTACACCGTGTCAAGTTGTCCCTCGATAGCAACAGCTAGGCGTTGTGCGAAACGACATGCACGTGATGCCCCTGATCCTGACCCTTTTATATTTTGGGGGCAGTCCATACAACGATAGGCCTGACGATTCACCGCCTGTACTTCTGGCGCAGGTGCATCTGTGTCGGCTGACCAGCATGTAGGACGTGTCGGATTGCTAGCGTCATACGCACCTGCGTAGTAAGAGCGAGAGATTTTAGCGGCGTTCAAGATTACCACGTTCAATGCACCTTCATGCACCGTGCCTTGTTGTCCGTTAATGTATTCTTGGAACCTACTGCCGTTGATACTTATTCGGCGGTGTATGTCGCTCACAAGTCCTCGTCCAACTCACCACTGTCAGCCAAGAGTGCAGAGACAGGGGCGACTTCACTGACGGTAACAGTGGCGTCATCAACAAGAACAGTGTCCCTCTTCGTTAACGCTGTAGATACATCGTCAATTGAAAAGCGGTAAGTGTTACCTACTTTGATGTAAGTATCTTTAGGGATGTGTCCTTGACGCACCCATGCCCGTATCGTCGAAACCGATACAGAGAAATGCTTAGATAAGTCTTCGATTGGGACGAAAGGTCCGGTCATGATTTTTTCCTCACTGATATGATGTATTCAGAGTCCACATTCAGCCCTTTCGGTATGGTCTCCGGATTTTCTTCAAGGAACGTTCGCACGTTGGTTTGATTCAACCGCTTTTCCAGAAACTCAGGCACGTTATGCTCCATAACAAATTGGTGCATCGCTTCCCAATCGCTGGTCCAGTAGCGCGTCTTCACCGAACGGTAGAAAATACCCTCTGAAGTCTTCACGCTCTCAAGCCCCTGCTCCTTGCAGTACCCGAGTAACGCGGTTTTGACCTGATCCAATTGCTGGTTCAAGTCGTCCTCTGCTGCCTTAAATTCCGCTGAAAGCTGAGCCTTCTTGTCACGGATTTTTAGGTACACACGCGTTAGCTTTTCAGCTAACTTCCTGTCCTCGCTCATACAATTCTCTCTTCGTCGCACGACATAACTGTCGGGGTATTCAATCTACTTGTATGTGATGAGCTAGTCAAGTAATTCCTTGTAAAGGTCAATCATTTTTGTGTGTACGTCAATTCTGTTATCTAATAGTGTGTAAACACGTTTCTCTACAGCAGACCCTTGTAGCTGTACGACGGTACACTTGTGATCTTGTCCTGATCTGTGAACACGTGCGTTAGCTTGAGCGTATGTTTCTAACGAGCTTGTGGGTCCCCACCACACCACGGTGTTAGCAGCGGTGAGCGTGACCCCATGCGCAGCAGCTTGAGGCTGGATCACCAACACTTTCGGGTTATCGGTCGTCTGGAAACGGTGAAATATCTCCGTGCGTTTCGGCGCAGACACGTCCCCACGTATAATTTCGGTGGTTATACCGTCGTCCAGTAACTTGTTGGTAAGGATGTCGATGGTGTGCTTGAAGGGCACAAAGACCAAAACCTTTTTGCTGCTTTCGTCAATGACTTCACGCAAAACCTTGTAACGGTTCTTGATGTCAAACTCTAATGCCTCTCCGTTGTCCGTGTAGACTGCACCAGAGGATATCTGTAGGAGTTTGCTCATGTTGATGGCGGCGTTGGGTGCCGTGATCTCTTCACCCGCAGTCTGTAAAACAAGTTTATCTTTAAGCTCCTTGTAGTACTTCTTTTGTTGGCGCGTAAGTTCTACCTCACGTTTGGTGTACACCATGTCGGGTAGGTCGAGGCACTCGTCCTTCGTAAAGCGGATGGCAGGTTGCAGCGCGTTAAACACTATTTCGGTTGCGGTGTCTTTGGCTATCCATTTGAAGTTGGTCACCTTGAACATCACTTGATCGCGGAAAGAACCGAAGAACCGTGGCACTCCGTGGGGGTTGACCATCTTGGCGATACCGTACGCATCGGTAGGACTTTGTGCAGCAGGGGTACCTGTCATCATCCAAAGCCACGTTTGCGGAGTTAACAGTTTATAGAGTGTTTTCCATCGCTTGGTCTGTACGTTCTTATAGTGTGTAGCTTCATCGACAATGATGCAGTCGAACCCGCCGTTCGCAATGTCTTCGGCGACGATATCAACACCGTCGTAATTAATAACAACGTAGTCAGCCCCTTGGTTGATGATCTTCTTTCGCCTGTCTTTGCTGCCATAGGCAACGTCAACGGTACGGTGCATAGCAAAACTAAACAAGTCATTACGCCATGCGCTATCCATGATAGAGAGCGGGCAGATAACTAACACACGATTTATTTTGCCCTGCGTCAACAGGAAGTCAGATGCCCATATCGCAGACGCAGTCTTGCCGGTGCCTTGTTCGTTAAAACAAAATGCCCTGCGGTGCATTGTTAGGAATGCGGCTGTAGTCTTTTGGTGTTCGTACGGCGCGTATCGGCCAGACCACTTGTACTGTCCCTCTATCGGGGATGGCACGTTGATGTTTAGGTTCTTGAGGATATGCGCTTCGTCTATCCCCCAGTTCACAACTACTTGGTTATCCGGTAGTTGTCGGCTCTTCTCAACAACTTTCGTAACTTTGTTTGGATTTTTCAGGCGTAACAAAAGCGCCTTATTTTCCAATATCTGCACAACTCTTCTCCCATCGCAACGCCGTACGGCGTGGTGTTAGTGTGGCACTAACGTCGTTTCTTACGCCCTTTGCTCAAAGCCCCACCTGCCGCACGATTACGGCGACGACTCTGCACCGTGACGCCATCTTTGTTGGAACCGCCACGCGATAATGGCTTCTTGTGCGCCACGTCTTTACCCTCTCGCTTATCGGCTTTCCCATTTTTGTTGGCGTCTTTACCCGTCTTATCTATCTTTCTTCGAGCACGTTGACGTTCCATACGTGCCTTAAATTCTTTACTCCCGACAGGCTTATTCTTTTGTTTAGGCCGATCTTTGGGGTTCTTGTATGGCATTAGTTGCTCCCATTATGAGGACATACAGTTACTGGACAGTGGCGTTTGCACAATCCGTTAGGGCGTGGGTTCCAAACATTCTCACGTTCTGCAATCTTCATGGCGTTGTATTTACCTGACCACTTGCGCCACAGTTCAAACTCATCTACCCATGCAGTATAGGTATCTCTTATAAGGTCGTTACTGACCACAAAGACTAGTCCACCCCTGACCTTCTTGATGTCGGGATAATGTGTAAACACCGATAGCGCCATCAGTTCTAGCTGACCTTTGTCTGCGTACCGTGCATTCTTACCAGTCTTATAATCAATCACCCACGCTGTTTGATTTTCCGTATCGAGGATCAGTAAATCTGCGATACCGCGAAACCACACGTTACTGTCATAAAAACCGCATGGTTCAAGGTCTTCTGTGATCCCCATCTTTTGTTCACACAGCTTGACCCCTTGTTTTGCTTGCAAAGAATCAAGCACTGGTTGAGCATACGTAAACTTATCAGGTAGTGGGGTACCGTCCTTAACGTAGTGCTCGGCGCTTTTGTGGAATGCGTTGCCGTATCTGATAGCTTCAGTCTCAACGAACGGATACTCCTTCAGTATCTTCTCGTGATAAAACTGTTTGGGGCATTGCTCAAATGCCTTGATCTTGCTAAATGACCACGGTGCCACACTCACTCACAATCCCCGTACGATTTACCTATCCCACTTTCGCAATCAATGGGGAGACCTTCTGCCCATGCTGGTACCCAACGCATACATTGCTCGACATACGCCTGTGTTTCATCGACTTCATCGTCTTTCGCACAAACAACAATCGAGTCATGCACAGTTAGCACGATGCGACATTTCTTACTGATTTGTAGCATCTGCTCACCAATAATACAACGTGCTATCGCCTGACACACATTTTCAGTAACCTTCCCACCATATATTCTGGTGCGCCCACGGCGTGTCCTATAACTGTATTGTAGTCCCCTGTCGTCGGTTTCAACTGATAAGTCGTCATAGCGCAGTACTAAACCTGACGGAAGCAGGACACCACGTTCCGATCCCAACACTTCCAGCACCCCGTCTTTACCAATTGGTACACTGTCGCCATTGACCATGTGTTTGAGCATGTCTTGACAGTTGCGCCATAGCCGATGGATATCCGCATTCGACTCTCGATAGACGTTAATAACACGACGAGCTTCGTCTAGTTTCATATCAAACCCAAACGTCTTTAGCTGTGCTTGGAACCTCACGGCTCCCATGCCGTAACCTGCGCCAAGGATGGTAGTCTTACCGACAAAGCGTTGGTCCTTATCTATCTTATGCACAGGTACCTGATAGATAGCGGATGCCATAATCTTGTACACATCTTCTTTGTTGGCGAACGCCTGAGTCAGGTCGCCTTGCTCTGCAAGCCACGCAAGTACACGCGCTTCTATCTGTGCGCTATCGGCGTCGATCAACGTGTAGCCCTCTGGCGCGAGAATGCTGCGCTTTAACTTTTTACCATTCAGCCCACGGCTAGGTAAGTTCTGCATGTTGATCTTATCGTCACCACCCCATCGCCCAGTATGCGCGGCGTAATACCTTACTGGTACCGGGAGAGTTCCACGTTTACCTATATCTATAAACCTGTTAGTACGTGTTTCCTCAAGGGTACTTTTTGTGCCCAAACGTGCCGCAACTACGGATTGCACTCGGTCATCCTCATGATCGGCTAATGCTTTGAAAGCCTCATCATTTTTCGCAAAGGCAAAGGTTTCCTTACCCGTAGTCAAACTGGTCTTTGTTGGCGGAGTGACACCCAAGCCTCGGAGCATCTCAGCAAACTTGGGGTTGGACATAAGATCATCTTTACACACACCCGCATGCTCAAGGAGTTGGTCTTTCCGCTCTCTTGTGTCTTCCAGATGCTGTTCAAGTAAACCGATGTCCAGTTCTAAGCACGGCTCCGTAAACATACGCAAGGTCAGGTCTATTATCCTAAGTTCTTGCTTAGGAAAGCCCTTGCGCAAAAAGATATTAAATAGCTTGTGTGTTAGCTCGACATCATTTATGCAGTAGTCGCCGTACACAGACAGTTCTTCATCATTAAAGTCCGCTCGACGTTTACCTAAAGCATTTAGAACCTCGGTGCCTTTAACACCAATTGAATATCTTTCAGATAGTGCCCTGAGACTGCCACCAACTTCCACGCCATGAACAGCACGGGCGATACACAAAGTATCGGTATACACGCGAGGATGAACATCAAACAACCAAGACAAAATGGCACCATCAAACATAGTGTTGTGAGCAAGTACCATACTTTCTGACCAGCGGAAGCTGTGTAGATACCGCCTAAGTTCGTCGTGGGTTCCACTTGCCCATTGAGTTCCTTCATTGTTCACCTTAATACCCACGCCGATCACCTCAAATCGGGGATCACGTATGTACTCCTCAGTAGTTAATTTAGACAGGGAATAATCCTTGTCGTAATACGTTTCAAAATCTACCGTAATTAAATCCATCAATCTGAATCCTCTGGTGGCAGACACTCGTAGGCAATGCCTGTGTATGCCGCGAGATCGACATAATGGTCACGCTTCGACCGAGTGACTCTCATCCGTGCCAACTTGGTAGCCATCTGCACAAGGACGATGTCATAAGCGGTAAGTTCTTTACCTGTGGTAAGCGTAGCAATATTGGCTATCAGATTGTGGTTGTCGTATGGGTCACCGTAATCGGCGTTGCGGCTTCCACTAGTGAGTTCGATTGCCTCTTCAAGAAGGGATATTCTTTCCCCCTCGGCTTTAGAGGATGAGTTTTTCTTTAACAACTTAACTTCAAAATCGTCCATATAGTTCTCCTTTCTAAAAAATGAGTGTGTGAGTCGGTCGAATTGGGCCGTGTCAAGTAACTGGGGCGACCACTTCATTCGACCTATTTCTCGTACGGAGTCGTCTAAAGACAACAACACCTGACGCTCACACTCGCCTGATGCAAACTACCCCAAATTTAACAATCCTCTTCCACCAGCATAGTCAATGTCTGCCCGTCTGAATCAAGCACCATCCACATCTGAAGCTCTGATGTATCTTCAATGGCCTCTTCCCCTAAAAACTGCCGTTCGTCAAACGGGTAACATCCTGTCACCGTCCCGCCGTTCTCCATACTGTGCCAGTTACCCTCTATATCTTCTTGGCCTAACGCCCCAAAGTCGTTACGGATAAAGCGCATCATGCAGTTAAGCATGAATTCCCTCGCGTCCTCTTTATCCCCAAAGTAGTCATGCAAGTAATCTTCGCAATTCGCCGTTACGTACAAATTCTTTAACCCACGAACGGCTAACTTGTTAGGTAGTGTCCCCTGCTTTTTACGGGCCAACCTCTCGGTTATATCAATTACGTCTCCCATCACTGTTCTCCGTTATTCTCCATTAAGAACACCTATCGCCTTGCTGAGGTCGTCATACAAGCCCTCTTGCATCTCCCACCCAGTTTTGACGAGTTCCATGTCCCCTGCCTTAATCCCTGTGTGAATCAACTTCAGTCCAGTCGCTTTCATCATTGTTCCTGCAAGAGCTTCCCTAAGCTCTTTTATTTGTTCATCAATAGACTTGTTCATTCCTAAATTCTCCTACGTTTCCAAAGTTGCCCCGAGATCAAACTTCCACTGATGGCCCAGTTTGTAATACAGCCTAGCAAGTTGTTTGCGCTTTGAGACGTTAAACGATGGTGTCTCGACGTATGGATTGTGATCCTCGTCTGCTTGGGCGAGTGCCTCAATCATGTCGAGGACTTGTGCACGGGCTGCCTCTTGTGGTGTATGTCCGTTATGATTTCTCATTGGCACGTTCTCCAATTTGGTTGTCGAAAACGATTGCGTAATTTTTAGTGCTAGCTATTGCGATTGCTTTAGCCGCCTCATTAAAATTTTGCTGTCGTTGCTGCTCGAACAAACGTTCGAGGTATTCGACAAATTGCTCATAATCCCTTCCGCCTTTTAAAACGACCGTTCCGTCACTTTGTTGAGCGATCCAATAGTCAAGATGAATTTTAAGTTCCCTAAGTTCCACCACGTTCTCCAATTTGGTTTTCCAAGACCCGTAGGTTTCGAGGCGGGAACCACCCGCCCAGCTCATCAGTTGGATCGACCATTCTCTAATTCAGCCTTTCGTCTGGCGTACTTCTTACCTAAAAAGAAAAACAGGCGCATTGGT